AAGACTAAACAAATTGAGGGTAAGTAATGTCAATAGGCCCATTTGATCCAACAGCTGGCGACTATGGTTCACTAGATTACACTGATCCGTTTGGTGACACAACAGCTGACATTGACAAGGCTACTGTACCTGCTAAAGTCTCTGGCGGTAACGTAGGCATTAGTCCTATAACTATGCAAGACGCTGTGAGTATTCCTGCCGAAGAACAATCAACTGACATCGTTTGGACGCCTGAGTTAGGTATGACGCAGGGGCAGGTAGATCGCCTTAACAATATGTCAGAGGAAGACACGGCAGCTATTGCGTCGTTAGGCGGTGTCTCTACGACAAGCGGAGTAGGCCCTTTTTCCGATGGCTATGAAACCAGCTATCAAGATCTTATGGCTAGCTTTACTGTGCCTGACAATGTTTCAGAGATGTCGTATGATGAGATAGCTTCACTACGTGACGACGCGCTTGCACAGTATCAAGGCTCAGCAAATGAATACGGATTAATTAACTGGGAAGGTGCGATGCACGGCGCAGCTGTACAAGCTGTATTTGATCCGTTATTATTTGGTGCTAAGTATAAAGCAGGCGACTACAAAACAGTAACCGACCGTACGGGACAGTACGAGTTTCCAGATATCGGTTCGTTTATGATGGGATCTACAGCAGATGCTGCTAAGCTATCTCAACTTAACAGCGACTCTCCCGAACCAGGCGGTGTAGAAGCAGCGCGTCAAGAGTACCTCAACTACTTGTCTACTGAAAACTTAGGCGACGGTGATGTATATGGCTATAACAAAAACATTCAGCTTGCACGTAATGCTATCTACGCAAAGTATGGCGTGTTAGGCAGTGACGAATGGAAGAACCCTGACTTTAATTTAGGAGGAACTACAGGCTCTGGCGAAATATCTGAACGTATGCGCCAAGAACAGATAGATGAATTAACAAGCGCGTTTGCGTCTAATGAAAACGCTATTGACGCAATACGTGAATACTCAGGAATCTCTGATTACGTGCCCGCAAACTATGCCGAGGGACGCCCTAGAAAGATAGCAGAACACTCCGGCTACCACTTAACTGATGAAAAGTATAACGAGTTTTACAGTTTATTAAAACCACTAGCTGATGAGTTTGACATACAAAACAACGGTCTAAACTTTAATAAGTTTTACTCTGATCCTTTGGTCGCGTCTATAGTCAAAGAGTACGGCTTCAATCCTTACCGCTCAACTAAAGACGGCTCGCAGTACGTATTTGATCCACGTTCTAACCGCGAAGTGCGTACGTATGAAGCTAAGTATAGCTTGAGCGATGACGTATTTAACGCTATTAAAATTGCTGGTATAGCTGTTGCTGGTGCGGCGTTAGGCGGTGCAATTGGCGGCGCAATCTTTGGAGGAGGTACAGGTGCAGGGGCTGGCGCAGCAGGCGGTACAGCTGGAGCAGCAGGCGGTACAGCTGGTGCAGGCGCTGGAGCAGGTGCTGGCGTAGCAGGTTCAACGGTAACGGTAGCCGCTACGCCGTCCTTAGTTGGTTCTGTCTCAACTGCGTTAGGTAAAGCTGCTATAAACACCGCTATTTCAGGAGCGATTACAGAGTTTACAGGCGGAGACTTTGAGTTTAATGCTGAAAACTTTATAGCTAGTGCGGTTACTAGCGGCTTGTCCGAGTATTCAAACAGCGTACGGGCAGCTGCTGATACAGCTTATGAAGCCTTAAACACTGTCGGCTTGCCGCCTGTCGGTGCAATGGAGTCGTACGCTACTTTAAATACTCAGGCAAACATACTAGACGCTGTTAGCAATACGGCCTCAGCTGTAAACGCTATTGAATCGGGCGACTACTTAGGCGCGTTTAACTCAGTGTTTGAGCTAAGCACAAGCGCTTTAAGCGGCTTTGAAACGTCCGGTGTAGATGTCATTGCTACTTTTAAAGACTCAGCTATGGACTACGTATCGGCGTTTGCTACCGACACGTTTGGTACAGAAGGTGAGTGGTTTGGTGCTAACGTTGACGACTTAACCAACGGCGTCATGGACTACGCTCAGCGTGTTATGAACGGTGACGATCCAGTCGATGCGTTAGGCTCTGCTCTGACCGAATACGCTAAGAACGGCGGTAGCTTAGGCGTCGCAGGCGAGTCAGCGCGTGACTTCATTGAGCAAGCAGGCGGTGCGTTCTACGACAATGTAATTAAACCCGTAGGCGATGCCCTGGCAAACGGCTACGAAACAGTAGCTAACTTAATACCTGACAACATCGACACCCCTGAAGGTGTGAAAGCGCTTGAAGACGCTGCTAGAACAGCGGGCAGTAACGTTGAAGACGCTGTACGAGAAGCAGGCGAGGTCATAGACGACAACATTACTCAGCCTGTCAAAGAAGTGGTTGAAGAAGCGTACGAGTCCATACCTAATCCAGAGTTTGCTGGCGATGTAGACTTACCAGAAGTTGACGTAGACTTACCAGAAGTTGACGTACCGGAAGTTGCTGTAGATCTTCCAGATGTTGATTTGCCAGGTATTGACCTACCGTCACTAGGCCTTAACTCAAGCAGCGGCGAGCTAGTAGACTCTGACTTTACTGGGACAAACATACCGCGAATACAGCAAGTAGAAGAAGCTGAGCTGTTTGGATACACCGACTACCTTAATAAATTACTACGAGGCTAAACAATGACATACCTAGAGCTGGTCAACAAAGTATTGATACGCTTGCGTGAAGACACCGTATCAACCGTATCGCAAACACCTTACTCAGCTTTAATTGGAGAGTTTGTTAACGATGCTAAGCAGCTAGTTGAGGACGCCTGGGACTGGTCGGCGTTGCGTACTACGCTTACGGTCACAACTTCTGCCGATGTCTTTAATTATAACTTGACTGGCAGCGATAATCGTGTTAAAATACTTGACGTTGTTAACGATACATCAAACTTCTTTTTAAGACAACAGACATCTCACTGGTTTAACAATACGTTCTTGAACGCTGACCCTGCTAAAGGAGCGCCAATGTACTACACATTCAACGGCGTTAACGAAAACAATGACTCAGCTGTGGATGTCTACCCAATACCCAACGGCGTATACAACCTACGCTTTAACTGCGTCTTGCGTACGCCAGAGTTAGTAAACGATAGCGACGAGATTAACATACCTAATCTACCTATCATTCACTATGCCGTTGCAACGGCGACAAGCGAGCGCGGAGAAGCTGGTACGCGTACAGCGCCTGAGTTGCTTGGTATAGCTAGTCAAGTGTTGAGCGATGCGATTGCTTTAGATGCAATTAAACACCCAGAAGAAACTGTCTACGTAACGGTGTAACGAATGGCGCAAGCATTACAAAACATCTCAATTGCAGCACCGGCGTTCAAGGGTTTAAACACCCAGGACTCGCCGTTAAACGCTGACCCGTCGTTTGCTGCTACCGCAGACAACTGCGTCATTGATCGATATGGTCGTATTGGTGCGCGTAAGGGTTATACTACAATCACTACAGACAAGACTGAGCTAGGAACTTCATCGATTGCAGCAATGGGTTTCTTTGAAGACGATGCGGGTAACACACAAATCTTTTCAGCAGGCAACAACAAGATCCTGTCGGGTACGGTGACGCTTGTTGACGAAACCCCAGCAGGCTACACCATTACGTCAGACAACTGGCGCATGGTTAACTTTAACGACAAGATGTACTTCTTTCAACGTGGCTATGAGCCGTTGGTTTACAGCCATGCAGACGGTATGCAGGTCATGTCTGACGCGACGTTTGCAGCTGGCACGCCGCCTGAAGCCAATGAAGCTATAGCTGCTTATGGACGGCTGTGGTGTGCGGACTTTAGCACAGATAAGCAGACGGTGTACTGGTCTGACTTGCTTAACGGCACAGCGTGGGCGGGCGGTACGAGCGGCTCTCTAAACATCTCTAAGGTATGGCCGGACGGTCACGATGAGATTGTTGCGTTAGCTGCTCACAACAACTTCTTAATTATCTTTGGTCGTACGTCAATTGTCGTGTATCAGGACGCGGATCAACCCTCTATTATGAGCTTAGCCGACACCATAGGTGGACTTGGTTGTTTTGATAGAGACAGCGTACAGCATACAGGCAACGACTTGTTGTTTTTGTCGCACGTTGGCTTACGTAGCTTTACCCGAACTATTACCGAAAACTCATTGCCAGGTAAAGACATAAGCAAAAACATTCGCAACGACTTCATGCGGCTAGTAACCGGAAGCGCGTCAGGCGTTAAGTCTGTATACTCTCCTGAAAACGCTTTCTATTTGATTACCGTTACAGGCAGCAACGTTACGTACTGCTTTGATATGAGGGGTTCGTTAGAGGATGGTAGTCACCGTGTTACAAGGTGGCCTAGCACGCCGTTTAAAGCGTTTGTAGCCACAGAAGACGGCACTTTATACATAGGTAACAGCGACGGCGTAAGCACGTATGGCGGCTATTTAGACAACGGTACGCCGTACCAGTTTAGCTACTACAGCAATCCGCTAACCTTTGGTGATTCGTCGCGCGTTAAAGTGTTGAAGAAGATTGTTCCTACGATTATTGCCGGTGGTAGTACAGAAGCAATTGTTAAGTGGGGGTATGACTTTACGCAGGCGTTTACAGCGGCAAGTCTGTCGTTGCCCGCTGTTAACGCTGCCGAGTATGGCGTTGCACAATATGCACTAGCGGAGTTTTCACCAACCAGCGAAGAGATACTGCGTAAAGCTATTAACGCATCAGGCAGCGGCACTGTCGTAACTGTCGGTATAGAAGTAGAGGTGGACGGGCAGCCGTTTTCGCTTCAAGAGTTTAACATACAAGCCTTACTAGGAAGGATGATTTAATGAGCAACTACACTAAGCTAGTTAACTTTGCAGCCAAAGACACACTACCTAGCGGCGACGCGGCTAAGGTTGTTCGGGGCACAGAGATAAACACAGAGTTTACTAACATTGCTACCGCTGTTAATAGTAAGGCAGACGTAGCTTCGCCGACATTTACGGGTACGCCATCAGCGCCTACCGCTGCCGCCGGTACAAACACAACACAGCTTGCTACTACTGCGTATGTCTATAACCTCGTAGGAGGGCTTACAGCCACGCCTGCGGAGCTTAACGTACTAGATGGTATCACCGCGACCACAGCAGAGCTTAACTATGTTGATGGCGTAACCAGTAACATACAGACGCAGCTTAACGATAAAGCCGCTTTAGCTTCGCCTGCTTTAACAGGCACACCGACTGCACCAACTGCTACTTCCGGCTCAAACACCACGCAGATTGCGACTACTGCGTTTGTAACAGCAGCGGTCGGTTCAACGTCTACCGATCTTGTTTTAGACACTTCACCACAACTTGGCGGAAATCTTGCTAGTAATGGCAGCGACATTGAGATGGCTGACAATGACAAGATTAAGCTAGGTACTAGCAGCGATTTAGAAATGTACCACAACGGAACAGACACGATAATAGCAGATACTGGGACGGGTATATTAAAATACACAAGTTCTGAAGCTGGCCCTGCTGGGGTGGTTTTTGAAATCGAAAATACGTCAGGCGTGTCAGGCGCAGGAAGTTTTGTTCAATTTAAGGACGGTACTGTTACGCCTGCTAAAGTTGGCGGTGTTGGTGGAGCTTTTTACGTCCTTTCTGGGACTGACAACAGCTATGTGTTGCTTGCTAACCCACAAGGCGCAACAACACTTACTTATGCAGGTATTGAAACATTAGAGACAACCGCTACCGGCATAGAAGTTTCAGGAACTATCACCGCGACTGGCGGCAACTCTACTAATTGGAACACTGCCTACAGCTGGGGTGACCATGCTTCAGCAGGATACCTTGATGAGTCTTATCAAGAGCTGGCGCAAAACGCACAGAACGCAAACTACACACTTGTATTAGCTGACAGTGGTAAACACTTGTATCACTCAGACGGCACTGCCTACACTTGGACAATCCCGCCTAACAGCAGTGTAGCCTATCCCATCGGAACGGTGATTACGATGATTAACGATGCTAGTGCAAACGTTAATATAACTATTGCGCGTGGATCTGGTGTTGCCGTGATATTCGAGGGTGTAAATCAAAACTGTACACTTGGCCGCTACGGTGTTGCTACTATCATCAAAGTTGGTACTGATCGTTGGTACATCACTGGATCGGAGCTTGCATAATGACTGCAATATACGGCGGTGTATTGATTGCTACGTCTCACTCGATCCCGATTGACTCGGCTGTTGTAACTGTCGGCACTGGCACATCACCAAACGACACGTTCTGGGGTTATTCTTCTGGTAGCTTTGCATTTGGCTCAATATCCGATGCGACATTTGATCCTTTGGGCGAGACTATCAACAAGCTGTATTGGTACACAGATGATAGTGGCGAAGGCGGC